TTTTAACCTTATCGAACTTCATGTATTCCGCAATTACCTGATCAGCGAACCTTGGAAGTCTTTTCCTGAACCCCCAACCATACTGATCCTTTAACACCACCATAGGAAGACCAAGAAGCATGGTGAACACTTCAGCTGTGACTTCATCCGTTACAACTTTTTTCGCATTTTCATAACCTTTTTGATAACTTTCCTGCAGTTTTTGTTCTAATTCCGATTTTTTTATACACAAAACTGCATCTTTTTGTGATTTTTTGTTGCGTCTTCGTTCACTTCTGTTCATCCTGATCACCCACGATCTCACGCATATAGGGAAGATCCCACAGTGTATCAACGAACTTATGCCACTCATCCAACTTGTGTCCTGTTCTCTGTCTGATGATCTGGACTGCAGTCTCATAGTTGAAGTCCAGTGTCCGTTTCTGATTATAAGAACTCGGTAACAACTGGATCATCTGCCACCATGCAGATTTATCCTTGGTGTTGATGTACTGATTCCTGTGGTAGTTCAGACAGTAGATCACATTATCCAGACACTTCAGCGGATCTGTCGCACCACTTACTGTCCCGATCAGGTGGTCTGTGCTAAAATCATCCAGTTCAAATTCCTTTGCATGAATCTTGTGCATTGTAGAACAGGAATTAGCAACAGTAGAAACCTTGTAAGTGTCATATTCCTTCCACCAATACAAAGGTGCTGTGACATCCATAGACACATGAATCATTCTCATGAACTTCCTGTGTTCTGTTCCACCGATGAACAATCTGTGCATCAGATCCAGATCTGCAGATCCCAGACCAAAGTTCTGATCAAGATTCACAAAAACTGCATTTTCACAATTTTCCTCATTAACTTCACAATAACTACAACCTTTCGGATCGCACCATACACTGTCTGACTTGTCCCAACTGTTCATAGGGTTTCTCATTCCTCTGATGGCATGTTTAAAACCCCAGACATTAACACATTCAATTTTGATCATTTTATAAAACCTCCCTTAAAATTAAATCAACCACAGACAACACAACAATAGACAGTCCACAAAGGAACATAACGGTTTCATTATCCAGTTCATCACTGAAGTTCAGGATAACAACACCAAGGACACCCATGATAGTAATAATAAATGTATCATTCATAAGAACCACCATACCTTTCCTGAATCGCTTCCATATCCTTCCTGATCAACTTCAGTTCTTCTGTGCGCTGTGCTGTTGCTTCCTTCCTTCTCAGAACACGCATGACTTCATTTAAGATCTGATCCTGATCAGGTGATTCATCCACCTTGGACAGGAAGAAGTTCAGCCATGTTAGATGGACAGGAAGTGCAGACCACAGATCCACGATCATTTCACCTGACTTATGTTTAAATTTCAGCATCAGATGTCACCTTCCTTCCTGTGCTTACACTTGTCAAGATCGAACCCTTCTGGATAACGCTTTTCCATTTTTACGATGTTTAGATCCATGATGTCATTCAAATCCCATCCCATAGAATTACACACTAGCGCAACATACCACAGAAAGTCCCCCATTTCTTTTTTCAGATGTTCTTCATCCAGATCCTTTTCATGGAAGATCCATTTTTTGACAAGTTCGATGAACTCCCCAAGTTCACCTGACATCCCCAGACAAGCGAACAGAAGACCTGCTATATCCCTGTGGTCATCGTTCTGATGTTTCTTCAGCAGGATCTTGGTCAACCTGCTTTCTGACTTCCTGTCGTAAGTTCTCATAGCTTTTTTTACGTAATTCTCCACCTGCTGTCACTCCAATCTTTATCTTGGACAGGTCATAACCTGATTCCCTTAACCGCTTTGTTGCCTGATCCCATTCCTTCCAGATCTTACAAATGTTCATTGATATAGTCCCTGTTCATCCTGATCCCTTCCAGTCTTTTCAGGCTGTACTTGTGACCCCTGACGATCTTGTTCACGTAAGACTTCTGTTCCTGATAATCCTTCTTGGCTTCCTTCAGTTCCTTGGTGGTCATCCTGACACCATTTGCAAATTTCTTATCCTTCACCTGATGACCAAGTTCTTCCATCTTCTGGTTCTCTACAGGAAACGATCTTTTCAGATGATCAATCCAGTTCAGTTCTATCTTTTCCAGTTCATCCAGACAGTCCAAGATCTCTGTGACTGTTTGTTCTGTTGTAAGTGACAGAAGTTTCTTCAGGTTCTTCTTTGAAGTAGGGAAGAACAGTTCTGCATGAAGGATCATGTGTCCTGATCCATAGTTGTAATTGAATTCAATGTCCATCCTGTTCACCTCTTATCATCCTTGCCACATAACACATACTGTTATTCCATACATTAATCCACCAATCATCCATGCAACTGGAAATGTAGAATCTCCATCACCATTTGTTATAAGTGCTCCAATACCTGCGGTAACAAATGCATATCCCAATATGGATGTAACTAATATACCGACATTCATCAGTTCTGATTCACTCATCCTGTTCACACCTCATCGTGTCAAAAACTTGTGCTTTCTTTAGAAAGTTGTGCTTTCGTCACCTCATTCTTCTCCAAATCTCGTCAGCTTGTTCCTTACCATGTTTCTTACAATCTCTTTTGTAACTGATCCACTGACCCAAGGGTATAAGCAGAAACGCACCTGCGTACCCAATAGCAAGAAGCGCAAAAACATCAAGCATCACATTTCCTGTTATCATTTTCTTTCTCCATTAGCTGATCCAGAAGTTCACCCATTGCTTCAAAGTGATCAGCACAGGGAATATAATCTGTCTTGATATAGTCCAGATACCACTTAGCCTTCTTCAGGTCTTCCAGACCGTTTTTGTTCTTGTATCTCCACATGTACTTGAACGCATTACACAGACAGAAACCCCTGACTGCATTAGCACCAAAGACCAGTTCCATCACCTGAATACATTCCAGACTGCAGGACTGTTCATAGTGTGTAGGATGGTTCACATTATCAGGTGCATCCTTAGGGATCCAATCCTGATAAGGTAAACACACACTGAAACCTAACTTGCAATGATGATCCACTGTGTAATGTCCACAGGTTTCACAGCTTTTTTCCATCAAACTTTACTTTCCTTTCAAAATACATCGTTTGTAAAAACAATCTGACTATCTAAATTGAAACCAGAACAGACATAAACACTTTGAAAAGAAGGACTTTCCAGAAGTCCACGATCTTTGTGTTCAAACTTCATCCTTCCCCTTGGTATTAACAACTGTACATTATGTGTTGAAAACAGATCATATCTTTTTCTGCTGTCAAATAAACCGTTAAAATTCATAACCATAGCAAATGGTGTTTTTAATGCATACAGTTTTTCAAAGACTTGATCACGTTTGCTGAATGGTGGATTAGAAACAATCACTTCACCTTGTGCTGTTGTGTATTCAAAAAAGTCTTGTCCTGTTTCAATGTGTCCATAATTAACATCAAAACCTTCTTTTGTTAATATCTTTACAAAATTGCTATCATCTTTATCAAATGGACACCATACTTTTTTGTACCCCCCCTAATGATGTAAGGAAGTATCATGTTCACAGTTTCAACTGAAGAATAGTATTCATCACCTGAAACATATTTCTTCAGCTTCATTGCATATTCTGCACTCATATATTTCCTTTCTCAGGTGTCGGATATTTCCGACACCCAACATTCATCTTTTAAAAATAATCACTTTCTTTCCATTCCTTCTGATGTCCTTCCTGTCACAGTCCAGATATTTCTTTATTTCCTTGGTGAAGGTCTGCATTGCCATTTTCTGGAATCCGTTCTCATAACAGAAGTTGTCATACCTTGCATAGACTTCCTTTGTCTCATGGTTCAGGATCTGGTCTTCTGGGACTTCTTCAAGGAACATTAGGACAGGATTATTGTCCTTTTCGAACTGGTCAACCTGTTCCTTGACCTTCTGTGATTCAGTGAAGGACTGCTGATCCAAAACACGCTTCAGACCTTCAAGACCTAACCTGATCAGATATTCTGCGACTTCCTGTGTCTTCAGCTTCCAAGTGATT